ATACCCATGTTGTATTGGTCTTGCTCAGGAGCCGCGTTTGAAACGTGGAAGTACTCCAAGTCATCAAATACTGCTGATACTTCAGAAGATACAACAATCCAGTTAGCCCCACCTCTTAAGGTAGTTTTGTGGATTTGAGCCGAGATTTGGTTAATCTTGGTAACCAATGTTTGGTTCCAGTCTTTTTGGGTGTAACCTTGGAAAGGGTTTCCACCTGTTGCTCCGTATTTCCATTCGTTATAGTCCCACTTAGCCGTCCAAGCAGCACCTTTACGAAGGTCACGAAGAATTTCACGGTCGATTTCTGCTGCGATTTGCTCAGACAATAAAGCCGTCAATTCAGCTTCAGCATCGATGTTGTGGAATGCACTTACGTCTTGTGCTAATTCAGGAGACCAACTAGCTCTCAACTTTCTTTCAGTTACAGAAACCGTTACTGATTCAAGGTCGAAAGATACTTCACCAATTTCTTCCTCAAATTCTAATGAGTCGTACTCTCTCCAAGTTACAGTAAAATCACTTGCCGCCAATGTTGAACCAGCAACTGTGTAATTTGTGTAACCACTTGTTGAACTATAAGCTTGAAGGTCTACGTTGATGTAGATAACACCGTCTTGGTCACAGATGTTATTGTATTTACCAGTTCTACCAGAACTCTTAGTACCGTATTCAACAATACCTTTACCGTATTTTTGAGTTACGATGTTGATAGGAAGTGACGCGGAACCTGAAGTGTGTCCACTAAGTTGGCCACACGCTACGTTCAATGATGCTAAGAACTCTTCAGTATCCATAACGTGACCGTTAGGACCAGCAAGTTTACCAGCTCCGTCATAAGTTGCGGTGAAACCTGAAACTTTCAAGATTACACTTCCTACAGAAGTACCAGTTGCAATTGCTGATTGTGTAGATGCAGTACCGTTAGAGAATGTTACCATTTCATTTACGTTTCCAGTAACAGTGTTGAATGTTCCTTTTGAATAGTCAAACAAACCTTGGTCGTTTGCATCACTACCTTCGTAGAAACGGTCGTACAAGTTGTTACCTGTGTAACCAGTGTTAGGGTCAGTCAAAGAACTTGGGAAACCGTAAGGTTGGTAGTGACCGTTACTTGCGGTTCTTTCTTGAATTTTAGGTACAAAGTAGAACAATTTACCAATAGGTAAGTTCATTGCTTGTACAGATACGATGTCATTCGCCAACAATTTGGAGAATACACGTCTGATGATTGGAAATACAACAGTTTCAAATGAACCTGATGCATCAGCAACAGCTGCTTCGTTTATCAAATATGACGCTTGGTTTTCATATAACTGCGCGATATTATCTTTTTGATGACCGCCAAGACCCTCAAGGAATCCTAACTCATCCCATTTTTTAATGGTATCTTCTTTGATAACACGGAGGTGTTTTAATCCAATGTTACCAACCATACCTGATTCTAATAATGCTCCCATTTTTTTAGATTTTTTATTTTTTAAGTTTATTGTTTATTTTAATTTTTGCATCAAATCTTTCATTCTTTTGAATTGTGGATTTTCATAAGCCTTAGACTCGGACAATACATTCGTAGAAGAAGATGTTGGTGCGTGATTTATTTTTTCAACCACCGATTCAGTCACTGGTTTTTTTGTTTCCAACTCGGTTTTTATTGAACTATATAAGTTCTTAGACTCTTTCAAGGTTGAGATTGAATCGAATCTTTTTAAGATATTTAATTTTTCTTGTTTTGTTGTTGAATGCTCGGTAAATAAACGAGTAGCATAAGCCAAATTGGCGTTAAAGACAGCAACTTCATTTAACTTATCTTTGAATAAGACTAATGCCTTTTTATATTCATCGTTTTGTTTTTTCAGTTTACTAACTTCTTCGTTAATTTCGTCTCTTTTGTTACCTGCTTTGTACACGTTTTTTGATTTTAAACCCCCATGGTAACCATAACCCATTGTACGAGCGGATTCATCGACATCACCCTCAACTGGTTCTACATCTCCCTCCATTGCGTCTTCAGGTGACATATCACCCTCATCTACGTCATCAAGTTCAATTTCGTAAACAGTTTCATCAGACATCATTTCGTCTTCATCGACCGGCATTTCATCAGACATCATTTCGTCTTCATCGACCGGCATTTCATCAGACATCATTTCGTCTTCATCGACCGGCATTTCATCAGACATCATTTCGTCTTCATCTAATTGAATGATATACTCATCATCACCGTCAGATAACTCAATATGATTATCATCTTTTTTGACAATTACACCATCATTAGGACCCATTGCTTTGAAAACTTTTAAAATTTCGTCTTCATCCGCACCGGTCATATCTAATACATCATCATCGGTGTCCATGCCGTCCATAGTTGGGGTCATGTCACCATCGGTGTCCATGTCGTCCATAGTTGGAGCCATGTCATCATCGGTGTCCATGTCGTCCATAGTTGGAGCCATGTCATCATCGGTATCTAATGAATCGATATCTTTTGATGGTTCATCATTTTCATTATCTGGATTTTCTTCATCGCCAGTTTTTACCGGTACATCATCTGTATCCTCTTCAGAATCGGGTTGTTCGTCAACCTCTTTCTCTTCTTCCAATGATTCTTTTAGCAAATCGTTCAGTTCCTGTTTCATTGTAGAAGCCAGTATACCTTTTGCGTTCGCTTTTACTGCTTCTTCAAGTGTCTGTACTTGAAGTAACGCTTGTTCTAAAATTGATTTGTTGCTCATTTTATGAATATAGTTTTATAATAAATATATCGTTTTTAATAAAAAATATTATGTTACGTTATTAAAAACGTAAAAAAACTTATTTTGATAAAAAACTATCCAATCTTGACATAAGATTTTTCATTTTATCAACGTCTTTTGGTTTTTCATCCAATGACTCTTGATACTGCTCTCTGTCATTTATATCTGAGAAAACATACGCTCCTGGGGTGCTTGGGGATGATACTAAATCAAAACAAACTAATTCAAAATCATCTTGAACGATATTTTGTCCCTTTACATTTTTTAATGAACCAACACCTCTTGATGATATACCAAGTGTTGCCCCATTCATAATTAACATTGCCGCTTGGTCTCCCTTTGTACTTACAATCCCCATTTTTTTCCATGCGGGTGAAGTAAAAAGTTTTATTTTACCCATTAATATTTTACCATCCCACCATGTCTCTAAAATTGAATGAGAAATTCTGTCTAAATCAAGCAAAGACGAGCTCGGGTGATTAAGTTCGTTTAATGCACCACCCTTTTTAATTAAAGTTTGATATTTTTCGTTTTCTCTTTTTAATAAAAGTTCTGGATATATTCTACCATTTTTGTTTGGTGTATCATATTTTTGTAAAACAGCAAACAATATAATATCTTGAGAGAAATCCATTTCTCTCATTTCAGAAATTATTTTCTTATTTTCTTCGTGCGAAATATACCCAGCATCGTATTCTAAAAGAATACCTCTACCGGTATCATTAGGACCCAATATCTTCATTAAACTTTTTATAATAAATACTTCGGAAAAAGATTAATTCTTTTTATCGAAGAAATTATAAAAAGTTTTGTCAACAAGTACTGTTTCGATTATGTCTTTTGATAGGTTTGCAATGTAATTTTTTATTTCCTTTGACCTTACATCAAAATGTTTACTAACATAAAGGGTTATTTCTAAATCCATAAAAGACCTTTTATTTAATTTAATTCCGTTTGTTTTTATGTCCAAATCAACAATACACTGTGGTTTGAAAAATTCAGAATTAAGTAAATAAATTTTATCTTTTATTCTTTTTCTACTTTTATAAATTAATTTATCAAAATCTTGTTCATCTAATGTTGGTTGTATCCAAGAATTTAACTGAATATAAATTGTTTTTAAATTTTTATAATCTACAGTCCCATATCCTATTTTCACATTCTCATGTGAACCAATTACTATAAATTTTCCTTTTTTCATTATTATTTATCATATATAATATTTTTATGGTGTATATAAAATATATGAAATAATGTTAATAATTTAAAATTTTTTTCGTATATTTTAAAAAAAAAGTTATGATAAAAATTAATGTAAGCAAAGAAAAAGGAATAGAACCCGCGCTAAAAAAATATAAATACAGGGTTCAAAAAACAAGACAAAACGAGCAATTAAGGGATAGAGAGGAATTTGTAAAACCATCTATCGCCAGAAGAGATGAATTACTTAAAGCAATTTATAAACAAAAAATTAAAAGCAAAGAAGATAGGTCATAGTAACCCGTTCTTCAATTCAATAAGTTTATAATAGTCAAATTTTGTGGTGTCAGATTTATTTATTTCTGACATCACATTTTTTAATTTATCTTTTAACGTATCCTCGCTCGATTCTTTAATCAAAGAGTCAATTTTACTGGATAATTCCTTTTTAAGGTTTTTTGTTTCTTTTATTAATTCATCGTTGGGCATCGAAACAATTTTATTAAATGTTTCTTTTTGTTCCTCACTTAAAAAATCTGAATATTTTATATTAAAATTGTTAACCAACACAGCATTTAACAGTGAGTGATTTTCTATTTGAATTTCACTTGGGGTTTCGTCTTGTTTTTTTTCTTTTAGTAAGTGTTCAATTAAATTTTCTCTAGCATCTATTTTTTTGGATATATTGTGTATAGTGTTTTCTTCCGAAAGAATATCTAAATTTTCATACAAAGAATTTTTTTCAGACTCAATATCTTTTAATTCTTTAGTAAAATTCTTCAAATTTTTTTTCACGGTTTTCATTTTTTCAATTAAAATAGGTTCAATTGATTCCACATATAATTTGGCCTTATCTTTTGATGTGATGTTTAAATTTTCTATGTTTTCATAGAAAGTATACATTTCGGATAATGTTTTATTTGATGTGATTGATTTTATGGTATTTTTTAATTCCACTTTATTTTTTGATGTATATAAATCAGTTAACTTGGTTAACATTTTTAATTTAAATTCTCCAAAATTTGTCATTTGATTATTGGTTTAGTATATCGTTTAATTTATTTTCTATTTCATAAATATTCTGTTGTGCTTTATTAATATCAAATAAATCTTCTAAATTGTTAGATTCACCTAAAAAATTTGTTAATCTAATTTTTTTATTTTCACTTAGCGGAGCCTCACCACCGGCCGGCGGTGAAGGTGGTGTTGGTGGTGCACCCATATCCATACCCCCACCTGCTTCAGCATTTTCTGGTGATTGTGCTGCGGCCTCCCTCTCATTTTCGGGAATACCATATTTGGAATCGACCTCATCAAAAACACCCGAACGTTTTATTACCATTTGAGTATTAGTTAATTCAAAACCAATCGCCCTTTCTAATCTTTGTTGTTGTAAATCTAAAACAACTTCACTATCACTCATACCCAAGATATTCTTTTTTGCCCATGTATGTGAAACGGGTAATATACCTATTTGAGATTGGTCGGAAGTGGCGTCTTTATATAAGAGAATTTTTTCTTTCCATTGTTCAATTCTTAATAAATCTGACTGAGCGGATGGGTTTGTTAAAGATAATGAAAAATTATTTAATTCATCTTCTAATCCAACTAAATACAAATGAATTAAAGCGATTTTATTTAACTCATGTATTAAAGATTTTTGAATTCTATTAATTGTTCTTGCGAACCTAATGTCCATTAGTGCTAATGTTTTACCATCACCAACAACTTCTTCAAAACCCAAAAAGGCTTTTGGTATTCTTAGTGCAGCTAACATTTTTTTCTGAATATATTCAATATCCGCAATTTCTCCCAAATTTTGAGCACCAGGTAATGTTTCAATTGGATTTGTTTGAGCCGGGTCACGAACAGGAATAAAATAATCTTGGTCTACCGCCATTTGATTATACCTCATATCAACTTGACCGTTTCTTGAATCAACAACTTGGTCCCTTTTAAATTTATTCGCAACTCTTTGTACATATGGTTCGATATCTTTGTCATCCATATTACCAACAAAAACTTTAAATACACGTCTTTCGGGTGCCCTCGTTGTTCTATAAATCAACATAGCATCTTCAGCAAGTAACAATTGTTTCCAAATCCTCCTGATTTTATCCAACATAGATGTACCATAAGGAAGTTTTCTATCGTCACCTAATAGTCTAAAATGAGCAATTTCCCAAGACTGAAACTCCATTTCTTTATTTTTCCATTGAAATCTGAGTTCTCTACTTGGCATTTGCATAGTATCCATTTGATTAGGGGTTTTACTTTCCTTACCCTCTAATCTTTCAATCTCAATATTTGGTAATTGTTGACAACCAATAATACCTTTTTCTGGGTCAACTTTTAAATAAACAAAATTGTCACCATATTTACACATACCTCTAGCCCACATTTGTAAATTAGTGTTTAAATCCAATCTGTTTACAAATAAATCTTCTAATGTTGATTTAATTCTATCGGATTCCGAAAAGATTGTTAGTAAGTTTCCCTTTTCAGATAATGTTGTAGATTCTTCAGCGTATATATCCAAAGCAGCTGAAATTTCAGGAGTGAACTCCATCGACTCAACATCATAATACATTGATAATCTGTTTGGTTCATAATAAACAGATTGGTTATACAGTGATTGGTCAAGTTTAGAAAATTTATCAGCAATGTATTGAGTTTGTTGAGCCTGCAACATCGCCTTTTCATATTCTTCTCTACTACTCGTTTTTAAAATTTCTTCTTTATCGAATTTAAAAGATGGTGCTTCTTCAGGAGTTACTTTACCGGGAAAACCAAATATTTTTGTTAATCTTTGAAATACTGTTAAATTATCAGCCATGTATATAAATAGTTAAAAAGAATATAAATAAAAATTAGTTTAAAATAAACGATTAACGTTGTTTACCAAATAACCAAGAATATTGTTTATATTGTTCTTTTGTTGCATTATTGTTTTGTTGAAAAATAGGATTACCATCCGATGACATTGAACCAATTTGGTCAAATGATGTTCCATATGAATAAAATGATTTATTTGGTTCATATGTCCTCTCAGATATTGTCCACGATTCTAGCATCGCCTTATTTGCATTTTCATTTTTACTTAGTTGAGCAAAAGAAATATCACCAACATATAGAGCCATAGACATACTCATGATAGCATCATCATGAGCACCTTTCATGTGGTCTGGTCTACCATTGATATAAACAAACGTATTTAATTCATTCATTAATCTTGCGGACCTAACTTGAAACCCTTTTCTCAATTGTTCTTCAAACGCTGCCACAATTTGTGTTCTCTTATTATTGAAGTTAATACCGGGTATTTTTTCCATTGCTTTAGAATTATATTCCCAAATATTCTTTGTGTTAATACCATCAATATAGAGATTTTTGTAATTTAATTCTTGTAGTTTTCTTGATGTTGCAACACCCATCCCACCAGTAATATCAACAACAATAAACGCTTCGTAAAGAACACCCCATTTATAAGCGATAGATGCTAAATCATCAGGCGGTATTTTACCAATATATTCTGCAACTTGTTCTCTTTCATCAAAATCAATAATGTTTATTGATGAAAAATCCTCACTATCACCTCTACTAACATCAACACCCATTATGTATTTATGACCTTGTATAGGTTCTTTCCATTGCCAAAAAGTACCTTGCATGTACTTTTCTTTTGGGTCCCTCAACATGTTTTTGACAATGTTATCTTGCACTTCTGTTGGAATCACACCATCCCCCGAACCAAGAAAATCACACTCCAATTCCTGAGCAATTTTTCTTCTATCAAATTTGAATTTTTTAGACATTGACTCAAACCAAGAAGATAAAGGTTTATATCCTTCCTCTTCATACTGTTTGTAATTTTCGATTTCAAAATCGGTCATTACAATCTCATCATCGTCATATTGTTCTCTATTTAACATATAGTGAACAATATCACTACATTTAACCCATCTTAAATCTTTTGTGTATCTCGGGTCTTTAAACCATCTTAAGTCAGTTATATGAAAATCGTTAACACCTCTAATAGCTTGGTCGTATACACCGTAATAAATTGGGTCAAAACCATTTGGTGTGGAAATAAGAATAATCTTACCACCCGTAGACAATGATGCCATAGATGCTGCCCAAAAATCTTCACCGGCCTCAATATATGCCGCTTCGTCAAAAATCAATATCGTTGGTGTGTAACCTCTTAACGCATCTGCAGATGTTGCCACTGCTTTTACTTCACAACCGTTGTTTAATCTAAATCTACTTTCTGAATTTTTATCCGGTGAAAAACCAACATTAACCCAATCGGGCCATTGTTCAATAAACGCCCTAATTTTGTTAGCCATTTCAACCGCAGTGTCTTTTTTGTTTGCGATTATCAATACCCTTTCAGGATTATCTTTTTTTGCTGTTTGAAGTTTTTTTGAAATCCAAGCAGCGGTAACCGTTGTTACACCAGCCTGTCTATATTTTCTCGTTATATTCTCATTGTATTTTTCATAATCCTCTAATAATTGTATTTGGTCAGGAAATAACTCCAACGGAACGAATCTTTTTTGCGTATTATCGTAAGTTTGTAAATACGTTTTTAATGCATAAGGGGTGTCTTTGATGATTTTAGCATACTCCTTTAGTTGTTCTATTTTTTGATTACTCATATATATAAATATAAAAAAAGGGGACATAAGTCCCCCTTTCTTTTTTTTAGTCATATAAACGGACTAATCGTCGGATAATCTAATACCTAAATCACCTAAGAAATCGGATAAATCATCATCATCTGTATTATCTGTAATATCATTTAAATCTTCGTTAAACGCGTCAATCGCATCTTGATAATCTTGGTCTTTAAGTAATTTATCTATACCATCCACCAATTCGTCCATTAAACGTTTACCACCATCTGAACCCGATATGACTTCTCTCATAAACACCAAAAATTGTTTTGCTGGTAATTTAAATATTTCAACTAATAAATAATTTTGTAATTCTATCTTATTTTCATCCGTTAAAAGATTTTCAGGATACTGAGACCTAATTCTTTCCCAAATTGCTGGTCCTAAACGTAAATCCCACATTTCTTTTTCAAGAGTGTCCTCAGAACCTTCAATTTCTGACCATGCTTCAGTATCTTCATTACCTTCTTCATCTGTAGGTCTTCCTTGAATTGCAAACAATTCCATAATACCCTTAATTAATTCATGAACAAGAATCGGAAAATTAGCACCTCTCGCAACAATTGTCGGTGGATTAGTATTTCTTCTCACCTCTTCCTTACCTCCAACAGAACCACCACCTTCAGGTCCACCCATCATCATCTTCATGGTCTCATCACTTAATTGCCAATACAACGTATCGTTGATTGACATTAGAATACCATATTGTCCAATAATTCTGTCAGAACCCGTAATTTCTCTAATCTTATCTGCAACATAATGATACATATAGTGACCTTTTTTAGATGCACCTTGTATCATATTATTAATTAATCTTCTCTTCGCCTTTTCCATTGTCATTGATTCCAAATCACTCATCAAATCTTGTTCAATGTCGACAGGTTCAATATTTGGTTGTTGTTGTATTTCTCGATTAAAATTCTGAGTATCAATTTCACCCATACCAACAATTTTTGCATCAAATTGTAGTGCCCCTTCAGGAATACCCATTTCTTTCATTACTAATTCAACTGCAAGTCTTTCTAATTCTTCTTTATGTGCCCGTTCAGTTTGGACAATTTCATCATGTGCTGACATCATCATTCGAGCCAACGGCATAACACCTTGTTCACCTCGCATTGGTGCTTCAACCCCCGTATATTCTCTAACTTTAGCAACTACTTGTCTGTATCTTTCAGATGCAAGTAATTCTTGGAAATTTTTATTAGGTTCTTCACCGGTTGACGGTAATGGAATCTTTTTTAACGGGGTATCTCCTTGAGCTAATTTGTCTTGTAATCCCTGATATGGTCTATCAGGTGTATCAAAATCCATTGGCATTTCATGTAGGTTTTCACCTAATATACGTAATAAATCTTTTTTTAAAAACTTCATTGCCTAATATTTTTTTTCTCTTAATGCTTTAGGTTTAGGGTCAACCCCCGGACCCGGTTGATAAGGTGTTTTTGGTTTTGGTTTATCTTTCTCTTTTGGTGGTGCAACAGGTTTAACATCGGGTCGTGATGGTGAAGTCTTCGTTTCCCCTATTCCCATTGCTTTAGGTTTAGGGTCAACTCCGGGACCCGGTTGATAAGGTGTTTTTGGTTTTGGTTTATCTTTCTCTTTTGGTGGTGCATCGGGAAGTACATCAGGTTGAGATGGATTTGGTGATGGAGCCGGTTGATTACCAACAATTGCATCATAAGTCATAAACTCAGGAATACCGTTGTGACCTTTTTTTGCTTTTGACATTGGCATCGGTTGAAACGTTTCCATTTTTTCATTTATAATTTTCATGATGTCGTTTTTTGATGTAAATTGAGAATACTTTGATTCGGTTAAATCTAAAACCCATTCTTCAATTTCGGAAACATTTTCATTCATTTTTTTCTTCCACCCTTGTTTTGCTCTAATAGCAAATTTCAATTCTGCTTCTTGGTCTATAATTTTTTTAGGTACTTTTTTACCTTCGTCTTGATATTTTTTACTTTTTTCTTTTAAAGAATTAAGTTCTTTTTTTAATTCAGATACAGTTTTATCTGCATGTTCTCCTGTTTTCTTAACTTTAACATCACCTTCCCACTTTTCATTTACATCTTTATGTTTTGACTCGTAAGTTTCAATAGTTTTACCAGCCGCTTTAGCTGCCGCAATATCTTTTACATTGTCTTTTTTAATCATCACAGCTTCTTTTAAAACTGTTTTTGATAAAGTCACAAGTTGTTTATCATTAAAACTAACAAGAGTTTTTTCTGAAAACCCTTCTTTTAAAAGTTTTTCAATTATTATTTTTCTATTCATAATATTTTATTTTTTTATTTTCTAATGTTATTCCTCTTTGTTTTAATTTATTTGTGATAAATTCATAGGTTTCTCCAAATCTAAAAAATAACCTATCTTTTTCTGAATCAAAATTTGTTTTTTCCCAAGCCATTGCAACTATACCGTCAACTGCATCGATAATACCAAAATAGTCAGAATTTTGTATCAATTCAAAAACAATATCCGTATCTTTGAGTAGACCAACTTGGTCTATGTATTCAACACTTGGGGATTTAGTTGTGAATGTTGAAGAAGCAGGAACATCATACCATTCATCCATATTTATTTCGCCAGACAAGCTGAATATGAATTCGTATTGTTTTTGACCTTTATAGTCTGTTCCTATTTCGTTAACATAAATAAGACGCATTTTATTTGAAATATTTACCTAAAGTTTCAGCAATACTTTTATTTATCTCACTTTTAATTTCATCTAAATCAATCTCTTTTAAATCTTCCTCGTTTGTCCCCTTTCCTAAATCGGCATATTTTGACAAATCTATCTCACCAGTTTCAATTGGTTGATTAATAAAAGACTCAAGTTTATCCATACCCATCATTTCACCTAATTCCTCATCACCTGCAGGTTCTTCAGGAACGGTTTCATCGTCTGCTGGTAAGGTCTCGTCATCCATATTATCTCCCATTGTTGCGTCATCCTCAATTTCTCTATCAAATTTACCACCGATTTCTTCAATATCTTCATCATCGAGTTTGTCTAAATCAACTGCAGATATTATCATGTTTAAAACATATTTAATATCGTCACTTTCCATTTTTTCTTTTTGGTCTCTTAATTCTTGTCCCAACTTACCAGCAAATTTCTGCACTTCCGTCATATAATCCGACGGTTTAGGTGAACCTTCACTTCCCATTGGTGCCTCACCCTCAGGAGCCGGTGGTAAATCTGCACCCATATCACCTTCAGGTGCTGGTGGTAAATCTGCACCCATATCACCTTCAGGTGCTGGTGGTAATGCTCCCATATCACCTTCAGGTGCTGGTGGTAATGCTCCCATATCACCTTCAGGTGTTGAAGGTTTTTGTTTTAAAACATATTTTGTTGCTTCATTTAATTCACCACCACTTAATAGTTGTAATCTTTTAAGTGCCTCGGCATATGAATTAAATCTATTTTTATTTTTCATAAAAAGTCCACCAATGTAATCTAATGAACTTTCATTTAAACCTTTTTTTACGTAGAAACCATCTTTTTCTTTAACAATACCATATCTAAACCCATTAACGGATTCAGATATATATTCTGTCTTCATTGTTGAAGATTTAGATTCGGTGATGGTTTTATTTTTGTTTTCACCGTAGTATGTTAACTCAAGGATTCTTTTTAATTTTTCATCCGCTTTGAGTTTTTCACTACCCAATGGTTTTAAATCTGCCATTATTTTATAAATTAATAAATATTATTATTTGTTTATTAATAAATACACACATATAGTAAAAAAATTGTTTTATTTACTGTGGTAAAGACAATTTTTTACTTCTAACGTATGTTTTTATTTTAAAAAGTTTGTCAATAAATCCGTTTCTTCTTAATAACTTAAATGTTAAATTTTCATAAGAATACTCTCCACCACTTTCTAAACCAGACTGTCTAAATCTTTTCAATTTGTTTTTTAACTCATCAACTTCTTTTACAACATTTTCACCATTTTTTGCACGATTGAATATATCATCAATTAATTTCCCATACTCTTCACCTTTTTGTAATATTTTTTTTTCATCTATATTTGTTTCATTTTTTTCTGGCTTTCTAATCCAATCATTATTTAAAATGGAATATATACCAGTCGAAACTCCTTTATCATCGATATCCTCGATATATAACTCAACTTCGTGGCCCTTTATTTTAATATCATTTGTTGTTGACCATAATTTCTTTTTCAATTCAAAAAACTCTCTAACAATTTCATTATAAGTTGTTGTTTTTTCCTTCCCATTACTAAATTCATCTAAATCGACTATTATGTGTATATCTAAATCGGAATATGTTGACCAATTATAATTGGCCAAAGAACCTGTTAAATGAACATCATAAACAAAAAATTCTATACCTAAATATTCTAAAAATTCATTGGTTACTTCCAATAGTTTACTTCTTACTTCTTCTTTTAAAGACGGTTCACCCTCTAAATTAAAAATTTTATTACATAACGAACTCTTTGGCGTAAATGATTTTACGATTTTCTTATCGGATTTTTCAAAAAGTTCATCAATCAAACTCATGTTATTTTCTTGTATTTATATGTTTTTGATATACTTGAATTAAAATATTTACCTTGAGATTCTGCCATTCGTAATTTTACAAAAGTTTCCCATGGTACGTCCTCATATTCATAAATAGAGCCATTATTAAATTCAACCAAAAGATTTTTTTCCTCGGTATTATATTTGGCACTTTTAAGGTTTGAAGAAGAAATTTGAACTTCAATAATATTTCCTTCAATTTTTTCTGATGTAATTCCCATATTAATAATTTATTACTCTAACTTTTAGATTTTTTTTTCTTGATTCATTTATCATGTGTGACGTTCCTTTACTTTTTCCATCCCAAAATGCAATCAAAGTGTCACCGTAATTTGACATTTCCGTATTTCTAATCATTCCCGCTGATTTACCATATTTATCCCATTCCGCTTTAAAAATTTTTAATGAATAATTTTTTTCAATGGCATATTGTTCACCCAATTTATCTGCACCGTTAGCATTACCACTTACAATTTCTATGTCGGTTTGATTTTGTAAAAAATAATCACACCTTTCTTTTAAAAGTTCGTAATTGTTAAAATCACGACCACCAGCAATTATTACTTTCATTTTTTTTTGTTTAGTAATATACATAATAAATATCAAATAAAAAACCCCGAATCGATTCGGGGTTTGTTTTAATTTAAAGAGATAAATCGTTCCGATGATTTTTTCTTATTCTTCGGAAGAGTTATTTGTAAAATACCATTCTCAACCTTTCCCGAAATATCCTTTTCAGATACATCTTCTGGTATCAAATAAGTTTTTTTAAACGAATTGACAAACGAATAATTTTTGTCATCCGTTTCTTCCTTTTTATAAGAAATGGAAATCAAACCATCTTTTACCGAAATTGTCAAATCATTTTTTGTCAATCCCGGTACAGAGAGGTGGATTTGATATTCATCATCTCTTGTAACGATTTTACTCTGACCATCCCTAAATAGAGATGGTTTTTCAAAAAACGTATCTAATACGTCTTTGAATGGGTCTCTGTAAAGTGTTAACATATTATATTTTTTTATTTGAATATGTTTATACAAAAAAGATTCCAAATTACACAAACTGACATATTGTCATACTTTTTTTCTTTTTTAGGTTATTTTGTCATATATTTGTTTTTTATCATGAAATCCCTTATATTTGTATAAAAAACAAAATATGTCAGTAGATTTTTTCGAAGATGGGAACCCATCGAGTTCCAAAAAAACAAAAAAAAGTTCAAATACACCGGTTCTTGATAATTTTTCAAGGGACTTAAATAAATTAGCGGAAGAAGGTAAAATTGACCCCGTTGTTGGTAGAGAAAAAGAAGTCAAAAGAATCGCCCAAATTTTAGCCCGAAAGAAAAAAAATAATGCAATAATTGTTGGTGATGCTGGTGTTGGTAAATCGGCGTTGATTGAAAAATTAGCATTACAAATAGTCAATGGAGATTGTCCAAGTAATCTATTGGATAAAAAATTATTATCGTTGGATTTAACGTCTTTAGTTGCGGGAACAAAGTACAGGGGTCAGTTTGAAGAAAGGATTAAAGCAATCTTAAATGAGTTACAAAATGAACCAAATGTAATATTGTTTATTGATGAAATGCATACGATGGTCGGTGCCGGTAATGCAAGTGGTTCAATGGATGTCGCCAATATATTAAAACCCGCATTGGCCAGAGGTGAGATTCAATGTATTGGTGCAACCACTTTTGATGAATACAAAAAAAACATTGAAAAAGACGGTGCACTTGTACGAAGATTTCAAAAAATAGTTTTAAAGGAACCATCGGCCGATGAAACAGTTCAGATTTTAAAAAATCTTAGAAATTCATATCAAGATTTTCATAAAGTTCATTATAGTGATGATGTTTTATCTACAATCGTTACCTTGTCTTCAAAGTACATAACAGATAGACAATTTCCTGACAAAGCAATTGATGTTTTAGATGAACTTGGTTCCGATAAAAAAATAAACTCTAAAATACCTGAAGTAATTGAAAAACTTAAAAAAGAGTCCGATGATATAAAAATGAGGAAGATTCAGGTAGTAAAAAATCAACAATATGAACAAGCGGCTAAGTTAAGAGATGAAGAAAAAAAGGTTTTATCAAAACTACAAGAAGAAAAAGAAAAATGGTTGGAAACACAAAAAGATAGTAAAATACCAATTTCAATAGATGATGTATATGAAATGGTATCCCAAATTGTCGGTGTTCCTATATCTAAAGTTGATGTTGTTGAAACTGATAATCTTTTAAATTTAGAAGAAAAATTGAAATCTAAAGTTATTGGTCAAGATGAGGCAATCTCAATTATATCAAAATCAATACGAAGAAACAGAGTTGGAATTAAAGACACCAATAAACCAATTGGTTCCTTTATCTTTTTAGGGTCAACAGGTGTTGGTAAAACTTACTTAGCAAAATCAATTGCAGAGATATTGTTTAATGACCCAAATAAAGTTATTCGGGTTGATATGAGTGAATACATGGAAAAACACAATGTTGCAAAATTGATTGGTGCACCTCCTGGGTATGTTGGATATGATGAAGGTGGTCAGTTGACTGAAAAAATTAAACACAACCCCTTTTCTGTGGTTTTATTTGATGAGATAGAAAAGGCCCATAAAGACGTGTTCAATATACTATTACAAATTTTAGATGAGGGACACCTTACAGATTCTTTTGGAAGGAAAGTTAGTTTTTCAAATGCAATAATCATCATGACCTCTAACATCGGAGCAAAAAAAGTTTCCGATTTTGGTAAGGGTCTCGGATTTGAAACATCTTTTAGTAATACTCAAAATGAGGAAGTAAAAAAATTAATTGTTCAAAAATCTTTGAAGCAATACTTTAATCCTGAATTTTTAAATCGGGTGGATGATATCATTAGTTTTAATCCTCTCGTAAAAGAAAGTATCCACAAAATAATCGAACTTGAATTAGAGAAACTTAAAAAAAGACTCACACTAAAAAATTATAAAGTTTCATTTGATTCATCGATTGTTGATAGAATTTCTGAATTGAATACCCAAGAAGATTTCGGGGCTAGACCAGTAAAGAGAATCATACAAAACTTGTGTGAGGACTTTTTAAGTGAAAAAATACTAAGAGGTGAGGTGTCTGAAAATCAAAACATTTTACTGAAGTTTAAAGACGGTGAAATAAAAATAATTAAAAAAAGAAGCTAAATACCTTGACTTTTTGTAAAAGTATATATATTTATATATCAAATAGGAAATCTTTGCCGATTCCTCTCGTTTTAGTTAGTGGTGTTGAAACCACAAAATGACCATGACCCCCAACTCTCCGTTGGGGGTTTTTTATTGGTTTTTTTTCGTATATTTGTAAAAACAAATAAAATGAAAGAACTATTACTTTTAAGAGGATTACCAGGGTCAGGTAAATCAACGTTAGCGAAACTTTTAGGTGGTGAACATATCGAAGCGGATATGTACTTTATGAAAGACGGTGAATACCACTTTGACGGGTCAAAACTAAAAATTGCACACGAATGGTGTAGGAATCAAGTTTCGGATTGGATGTTGTTGGAAAAACCACTTATCATCGTATCTAATACTTTCACTCAAAAATGGGAAATGGATTCTTACTATGAAATGGCTAATCAATTTGGTTACAGGGTACATTCCATTATTGTTGAAAATCGACATGGGGGTGTGAATTTACACGGAGTACCAGAAGATAGATTAGAAATAATGAAGAAACGTTTTGAATTTTCTATATGATAGAAATACTTGAAAAATACCACGAAGATGGTTTGTTAATGAAACAAACCCACCCAACAAAAGATTTGTACATTTGGAACTACACACCAAGAGTACAATATGAATCTTTGTGGGATGATATTACTACGCAATGTCGTGGACTTATTACTAATTCAAAAGGGGAAATAGTTGCTCGACCATTTGGTAAGTTTTTTAATTACGAAGAAGTCATAGACAAAAATTTGATTCCGTGGGATAGTGAATATGCCTACATCCAAGACAAAATGGATGGTTCTTTGGGTATTTTATTATTTTATGATGGTGAATGGATTATGACAACAAGAGGTTCTTTTACCTCAGAACAATCTATTCGAGGTTTTGAGATTTTAAAATCAAGATATGATTTAGATAAGTTTATGACAGATGTCACTTACTTGTGTGAAATCATATATCCCGAAAATAGGATTGTTGTAAACTATGGTTGTGATAAGATTACATTTTTATCTGTAACTACTCCCGAAATCGAGTTAAATTGGTACACCGCTCGTAGTATTTTTCATTCGTCAGGAATCAAGGAAGAGGATATTGTTGAGAGTACTATGGTAACATTCAACACCGATACTTTTGATACTTACAAAAAATTAAACACTCCGAACAGTGAGGGTTTTGTTGTAAGATTTTACCCATCAAATTTTAGGATGAAAATAAAGTTTGAAGAGTATGTTCGATTACACAGAATCCTTACTAATGTATCAAGTAGAGACATTTGGGAATATCTTAAAGAAGATAAACCATTTGATGAGTTACTTGAAAAGGTGCCTGATGAATTTTATAATTGGGTTAGAGACACTAGAAATGAATTAATAAACCAATACGAAAAAATAGAAGAAGAATACAAGTGGATTTTTAAAGTAATTAATAGAAGTCCAAACTGTGAAAATAGAACGATATTTGCCGAACACGCTAAAAAACATAAGTACCCATATTTATTATTTAGTATGTTAGATGGTAAAGACTACTCAAACAAAATTTGGAAATTAATACGACCAACATATTCTAAACCATTTAAAAAAGATGAAAGTTAAAATTTATTTAGACGATATCCGTACACCAATTAATACAGATTGGATTGTTGTAAGAAATTACGATGATTTTGTAAAAACAGTAACAAAAATTGGATTAGAGAATATTGACATAATATCTCTTGACCATGATTTAGGTGATAGTGCGATGGAGGAATTCTATTCAAATGTTTACCCAAACGGACAATTAAATTATGAGAATATTAAAGAAAAAACAGGATATGATTGTGCTAAATGGTTAATAAATCACTACTACGATAATTTTTCTCAAAATAGAGAAAAGATGTCATCTATGGAGAAAAGGAATACCCCGATTAACTTTCCACAGGTTTATACACATTCAGCGAACCCAGTTGGGGCATCTAACATTATGGGGTATATCAATAATTTTTTAATGAGAGAAAGACAAGAACAGTCTTGTGTTAGGGTTAAAATAGACCATACCCAATAATGTTAATAAAAAAATTTTGATATGAGTCTTATGATTCGTATATTTGATTAAAACAGATAGTGCAATGTATCAAGACAAACCAAAGGACACGATAATTAAGAAACTAAAAATTGACGAATCGTATGAAGACTTCCCTGAATTCTATTTAAAAAACAAAGAAGAAATATATAAAAATGTCGTATTATCTTTTAAAAGTATAAATAGAAAAGATAAAGAAAATGTTATATTATTACTATCCGCAAAAATTAATGGACTTCAGTGGGAAACTGAATTAAAATTCAACAAAAAAGAGTGTTTTGTTTTAATTAGGGATATTTTACCATTCTTTGAGGACAAAGAAGAATATGAATATTGTGAACAAATATTAAATTTGTACAATAAACTTAACACAAATTTTCAGTAAGAGGATATTGACAAATCACAGTCTCCCTTAATAATATATTTTAAATTTAGAACAAGATTAGACGTTCCAAAATTAACCATAAATTGTTGATAAGTGGGTGTTGAATTAAAATTACTAATACTCAATAAATTGTAATCGTTTTCATAATACCATAACGTTTCATTAAAATAGACCATTCCTGAAATTCTTGCCGCTAATAGATACGCATCGGCAATTGTTATTTTTCCATCATTATTAATATCACCCGACACCATTTTTTTTCCATTATTTAAAACTAAACCAACAGGTAATTGATTTGGTGTGTTTTCATTTTTAGATTCGTTAAATAATAAATTAAAATCGTTATTTGTTAATGAATCAAAAAACGTTGGAACTATTTTGTATGTTGAATTGTGTTTTGTTGGGTTCAAAGTATATGAACCATTTGAATTAACGTTTATGGTCTGTATCAATGTTTCTAAATTATTTTCAACAAGATAAAATTTTAATTGTGGTCTGTTTGTTATATTATTGGGAATAGTTATTGTCCCGCTTATTGTTTCTGAAATTGAAACCGTTGCGGTAACTTCTGTTCTTGTTGAACTAATACAACCCGTTGATGTGTTTCTTGACTGAGCATAATATTTTGTTGTTTGAGAAATAACTGGTGTCGTAAAAGTGGTATTACCAACTAATATTGGGTTACCCCCTGTTAAATTATTGTACCAATCAACAGTTTGACCGGGACCAACTGTTGCTGATATTGTCACAGTACCACTACCCGTTCTACTACCGTTTACTGCGATGGGTTTTGATGGTTCTTGTGCTGGTGTACAAGTAATTTGATGTGTAACGAATCCTGTAAAAAAATCTGTGAAATTTTGATTTGCGGGGTCTGACCACGTTCCAAATTCAACAACATAACCACTTATTGAGCCAGGAAAAGATGACGCGGGTGGACCAAAATCGTTCCAACAATTACCTCCCCCCCATTTAGTAACGGCATAGTTTTCACCACTACCCCAATTGTTTGGTTCACCACTACACCAATTGTTATATCTGCCCGCAACATTTCCACCTGAATTTGATGTTTTTATTATTGTACCGTTTTCTGGTCCAGCATCTATTCTCCAAACACCCTCTTGACCAACATCTGTCAATGAAAATAAAATATTATTACCAGGTACGTTTGATTGAACAAAATTTTGTTCATCTTGAGACGTGATTGTTAACAAATACCCTGTTTGTCCTTTAAATGTTTGTTGTGTTGATAATGTTTTTATATTTTCATATATCGAATTACTTGTTCCTGAATTACCCGCGGGCCAAGACATTGGTCTGTAAAAGTGTCCGTTTGTTGGTAAATAATAATATCCCGTTGGATTTACGGTTGCAGTTACCGCAATGTAAACATTACCCGGTAAAGAACCTGTGTTTAATTTTAACGAACTTAAAGCATTGTTAATATTTGATTGAATACCCGTAAAACTAATTCTTGTAAAATTTGACCAAGAAGAATAACCTGTGCTTAAAGATAATCCTGTTGTTGTTGTTAACGAAAGAGTAGTACCAATCGGTGGATTTACTAAACCAATTGTAATAAGTAAAGTTGCACTTGTGTTAAAATTTGATATTGAAAATCCACTCGCATTTTGATTAGATAAATTTTGAGAAAAATTGGTGGATGATGGGGCACTTATGTTTTGAGAAAAAACAAATATTGGTAATAAAAATAATACATACAAGAACCCAAAGAATCTCATAAATTAACTTTACTACCAATTAGAAAAAAAGACAAAATAGGAAAATTCGGTTTAGTACTCATATTTGCCTTATAATTCAAGTTTATTTTAAATCTTTTTGATATTTGATAATCCATTCCAGTACCTATAAAACCACTCACGTACCTGTCCGTAATTGTTATTCTATCTTTTGTTGAATAAACTAACGGTGTTGACATTACATATATTTCAGGTGACATCATAAATCTTTTGTTAACCTGAAATGGTTTTGTGTAGAAAAAAGTTGCAGAAGGTGAGTAATAACCTGTTTTTTCTTTAGTGATTATTGAGGCGGCAGCGCTCAAATTTAAACCGGTTACTCCGAATTTACCTGCATTTAAGATACCACTATACCCTAAAAATACCAGGTAATTACCATATGTATAAACACCTGTTAAATTTAGATTATGGACGAATTTTAACTTTTGACTTTTATCAAAATGTATTTTACTATATTTGGCGGAAATGGCGAATTGGTTTAAATTTAACCAAATCATACTTGTAACACCATAATTTGATAAACCAGTCATCGACGACCTACTGGTACTGATGTTTATTATCCCTGTGAACCTACCATCTAAATTTTGTGCCGATGTTAAATCTGAGGAAACTATAATTGGATTACTGTTTGAACCACCACTTCTTGACCCACCTCTTCTTCCTGAACCACCACCATCATTTGATGAATTATCACCTTTCTCGGTTCTACTATCTAAATTTATTGTGGTAGTTGCGGCAACTTCTTCACCATTTGATTCAGAATTGTTTGAATTGTTTACAGTCGGTTTAGTCGACGGATTTCTTCCTTGTGTTGAACCAGTTGTACCTCCATTCGCTCCACCATTGCCTGTAGTTCCATTTCCTTGACCGTTATTTGTTCCTCCAGATGACCCACCATTTGTTTGATTTGGTTGAGATTGTCCTCCTCCTTGATTTGAAGAGTTGTTTTCATTATTTCCTGTAGTATTATTATTTCCATTTCTTTGAGTATTATTATTTTCTTCAGAGTCCTCATTGTTATTTTCTGTTGACCCATTTGAAGATTGATTGGATGACATTATTGAACCGACTACCGATTGTACAACTCCTCCGATTATTTGACTGGTTATTTGATTTTGAGTTACTTGAGATTGTTGTTGTGAACACGGACTTATTTGTCTATATTCACCATAAACTTGATTTATCCAATTTGAAAATGTTCCATTTAACAAATCGTCACTATCAAAATAACCTATTTTATTTAAAAAAATTATTGTTGTTTTACCTCCTTGTAACGGTACACTAAAAATGTTAACTTCTTTTGTACAAGGGTCTATAAACGTATAAGTTGTTACTTGTGCATTTGATATTTTAGAAAATATTATAAGTAATATAATTAAAGATATTTTTATAATATTTTTTAATATCATCACTCATTTTCTTTAAAAGAAGATATTAGAACCTGTCTTTGTTAATTGGGGAAAACACCCTTTTTTATCATTCTCAATAATATTCTACAACATGCAATATCTAATGCTTTTTTAGTACTTGTACCTATGGTTGACTGATTAAATTTAACGTCACTTAAATTATCGTCATTTATTAAACTTAGTTCTCTTACCGTTTTGGCTTCACCCAAACCACTCGCAGCGATTATTTGACCTGTTTCTGCATCGGTAAATCTAACTTGTAAACCTAATCTTGTAACCACAGTATTTTTCACTCCATCGGATAAGTTAACAGTCTCATCTTCACTTATTGAAAAATCATAAACCTCAATACTAACAAAATAGTGAGCTAAACGAATTTTACCCCTACCATCTAAAGTATCGGCACTTATCCCAGCTTGAGATGCTTGGAATTGTTTAACCATTCTATTTTTTATTTCGGTTTTATCTTCAGTAAAAGTAAATCTATTTAGATTTTCTAAGTACTCCAATGTGATATTTGCAACACCCAAACCAACTTTTTTTTCTTTTAATTCTGGATATTGTTCATAAACTTCGTCATTTATACCTATTTTCAAAATTTGAATAGGAATTTGTGGTCCCTCATAATCCATTAATGAATCAATATTTACACTTGTTTCAAATGACGCTTTGTATTGCTCTGTTTGTGTTTTACCAATAACTTGTGCGGATGCAACATCAAACATTAATATCGTCATCATGATAACCCAAAATAGTAATACTATAATTGGTAGTAAATATTTTTTCATTTTGATTACATTATTCATTCTTCGTCTTTTATTTTACCACATTTTAGACACTCTAAATCACCGTCATTATCTGAATCACCCCAAACGTGTTCACATTGTCTGTGTGTGAAATATTCATCAATGATACCGTCATTATCGAAATCTAAACCATCCATAATACCATCACCATCCTCATCGATTTCTACACCAACTTTTTGTTCATTATTTGATTTCGTTTCAGTACTTTCTAAATCAAGAATGGGTTTAGATGGCGTTGATGGTTTTGGTGAATCTGGTATATCCGATGTATTTGATAACGAAGTACCATCCTCTTCATCCATTTTTTGAACTAACATTTTATCCTTATCAGTATCACTGAACCAATAGTCAATGATTTTACCGTAGGAACCAATGAAAGCACCAAGAAGTAAAAGAAGAAGTTCTTTCCATTCTCCACTTATGGCACTTTGTTCAAATATGGCCAAAAATATTCCACCCATAATTAACATGAACCCACCAAGAACTATGGCGGTTATAAACCACCTTCTTTTCATCATTGAATTTAGAAGTTCTCTAAATCCGGTGTTTTGAGAATTATCATTTACCATGCTGGTGGGGTTTCTTTAAATTCATCACCTTCTTTTTTCTTCGGAGCAGGTGCGGGTTTATTGTTATTTTCTGGTTGTTTTTCAATAACTCTTTCTTTTATGATAGTTGTTCCACCACCCGAGTTATTTTGTTGTTGAGTGTTATTATTCTCTAAATTAAGATTAATAACTGGTGCGGGTGCAACCTGTTCTGTTTTAGTTTCTTCTTTATCTTCACCACCACCACCAAATAAGGTTGTGGAAATCCACACACCACCACCTGTAACGATGGTTGCTAATGTACCTACGATGGTTTTCTTTAAACCACCCCAAGAGCCGTCATTTTCTGTTTCTTCACTCATGATTTTATACTTTTATAAATTGTTTAGTTAGTTGTTTATTATAATTATTCAGAATTAGAAAATAATTTCCATTAGAAGCGTATGTCATATCAATTTGTTTATATGCGACCGTTTCCATTGGATTTGTTATAACTTGTCCTACGTTTTGAATCAACTTACCTCTGATATCATAAATAGATGCGTCCATAAACATATTTTGATTTGGAAATTTAACTTCTAATTCAAACCAACCTGTTGTTGGATTTGGTCTTATTGAGGCCGTTATTTCTTCAACAACTTGATGGGTCTGTGGAATCGACCTATAACTTAAAACTGCGATTTGATTTTGTAACTCAATATTTAAGTGGTCACCATTTTCGTCCGAGGCATCCATCAATTCTCTAATTTGAATATTTGTTACAATGTCCTCACCACCAATTGGTGAAAATTTAAGTTTAAAAGGTGTCGATTGACCAATTAAACCATCTTTTTGTTGATTATTCATTCCACCAAACCTAACAGTACCTGATAACTCATCATGTGTTACATATTGTAACCATGGACCACCATTAAAATTGGATACGATTTCTTCAAATTTAACTTTTGTTCTGTCATACTTCATATCAAATTGTAGTCCGTAGTTATTATCCCCATTTGTGTTTATGTTAAATGGAACATATAAAGATGGATTACCAACAGAATATGTGTTTGG